ACGCACGTATGGAGATTATTAACCTCGATAACTCAGCTTTTGATATTGACGTGACGGACTCTCTTACCCTCGAGCTCAAGAATAGCGCCGGGGCTTATGTGCCCGTTTTTGGCGGTGAAGTATCAGATTTTGGTATCTCGGTAAGATCCCCTGAGGAGACTGGCTTTATAACAATCGGTAATATATTGGCCGTAGGATCTCTAGCCAAGCTGACTAAAGCCCTATTTCCCGATGCTTTAGCCAAAGAAAATGACGGCACTCAGATATACGACATACTTAACGAGCTGCTTATTAACTCTTGGTTTGAGGTAGCCCCGGCTTTACAGTGGTTTAACTATGATCCTACGACTACGTGGGCTAATGCTGAAAACGTAGGACTTGGCGAGATCGATCAGCCGGGCCTTTACGAGATGATCGCTCGATCAGCTGACCCGGCTATTAGTTATAACCTCTGCGCTCAGATCGCGCAAAGCGCTCAAGGCCAACTCTACGAGGATAAAGCCGGCAGGGTGGCCTATGCTGACACCGATCACCGTACCCAGTATCTATCGACCTATGGCTATACGACTTTATCGGCTAACTACGCTATTCCCTCTACCGTCAAATCTATTCTCCAGATAGGCAAGATCCGTAACTCTCTAGTATTTAATTATGGTAATAATTATGCCAATCAAGCTACGGCCCTCGATGCTACCTCGATCGCTAACTATGGCCGCTATCAGCGCAGCGTTACGACTAATCTGCATAACCTAGCCGATGTAAATAGCCTTATGACTCGAGAGCTAGGACTCCGGGCAATCCCTAGAGAGCAGTTACAGAGCATTACCTTTAGGCTCGATAACTCAGAGCTACCCGATGCCGAGCGAGACAAGCTCATAGATGCGTTTTTTGGCGAGCCAGTAGTAATTAACGATCTACCTATCAATATGTTTAACGGCTCTTTTAATGGCTTTGTAGAGGGCTTTGCTATTAAAGCTACTCCGGGTTATGTCGATCTAACTCTTACTCTAAGCCCCACAGATTTCTCGCTGGTCGCGCCACAGTGGGACACGGTTAGCCCGTCTAACCTAGTTTGGACTGGAGTAAATGCTACTCTTATCTGGCAAAACGCTTTTGGAGGTTTAACCTAATGGCAACTACTACACCTAATTTTGGATGGCCGGTACCTACCTCAACCGACCTCGTAAAGGATGGCGCTACCGCTATCGAGGCTTTAGGCGACTCTATAGATGCCTCGCTTGTCGATCTTAAAGGCGGCACTACTGGTCAAGTACTGAGCAAAACTTCTAATACCGATATGGATTTTACGTGGGTAACTGATCCGGGCGGAGACATTACGAACGTATCAGTAACTAGCCCGATTACCGGAGGCGGTAGCTCAGGCAGTGTAACTATTGGATATGATGCTAAAGCCGGTACGACTCTTGCTTTTAATGCTCAGACCGGTACTACATATACTCTCGTCGCTGCCGATGCAGCTAATAAACTTGTAACTACTTCTAACGCCTCAGCCGTTACCGTAACGATTCCTCCTAGCGTTTTTGCAGCTGGTGAGCAGATCAACGTACAAAGTATTGGAGTAGGACTTACTAGCTTTGTAGCAGGCGCAGGCGTGACTATTACTTCTACCGGTGCAACCCCGACGGCTCCTGGACTTAGAGCTCGTTACTCAGCTTGCACGATTATCTGCACTGCGAGCAATACGTTTACGGTGATCGGCGACCTCTCGTAATGTCACCAATCTTAGGGATCTTAGCTAGTAGTCGGCTTGTATCGACTAACTCTTATGAGTCGATCGCCACGCTTTCGGGTACTGGATCAAGTACTACGATTTCTTTTACTTCCATCCCTAGCACCTATAAACACTTACAAGTAAGAGGAATAGTACGCGAGTCCTCAGGCGGCGGATCAAACGATACTTTTCTAGGTTTAAGATTTAATAACGATACTGCGGCTAATTATGCTCTGCACTACTTAGGCGGTACGGGTAGCGTGCCCGATCCTAATGGTACTGGTGGCTGGTCGTGGGGCTATCCCGGATTAGCCACTCAAAATAACGCGACCTCTAGCACTATGGGAGCCTTAGTTTTAGATGTTTTTGATTATGCCGATACCAATAAGTTTAAGACCGCTCGAGCTTTTTCTGGAGACGATCGAAATGGTAACGGTTACGTCGCTTTGATTTCCACTCTATGGCGCAGTACTGCGGCTATTAACAGACTAGATATTTATTCTAAAGATGGTCAAAATCTGAGCACTACCACGACTTTTGCACTCTATGGAATTAAGGGGTAATCGTGCCAAGTACTTATGACAAGATAGCGACACACACATTACCAAGCGCTACAAGTTCTTACTCTTTTACGAGTATTGATAGCACTTATACAGATTTAGTATTAATCGTCGGTAACACTTTAACGACCGTCAATGGTTACGCTTTTACGTTCGGCGTAAATGGGGATACTGGCACAAACTACTCCGGCACAATTTTGGGCGGCAACGGTAGCTCGGCAGGATCGGCGAGGTATACAAGTATTTCTAATACTTCAACTTATTTTACAGGATACTACAGTGGTCTTTCTACGACAGACCCCGGAGTTTCTATATTACATTTCCAAAATTATAGAAATACTACGACAAATAAAACGATTTTAGCTCGTGGCAATAGTGCCTCAAAACACGTAGAAGCGAGCGTTTGGCTATGGCGTAGTACCGTGGCGATAAATCAAATAACTATTTATTCTCAATCGGGGGCAAATATGGCCGCTGGAGTTACTTTTACTCTCTACGGAATAAAGGCGGCCTAAAGATGCCTACATACACACAGATCGGCACGGCCGTTACGGTCGGCTCAGGTGGAGCAGCCTCAATAGATTTTAGTTCTATTCCTACTACTTATACAGATTTAGTATTGAAGGTTAGCGCTAGATTAACTGCCGCCGTTGATTTTGGGTCATTGTCAATAGCCTTTAACGGCAGCACTTCAAGCTTTACTACTCGTATTTTACAAGGAGACGGCAGTAGTGCAGTTTCGGCAACTTTAACTAACTTTGGCGGCGGCGTAGGCGGTACTCTCTTAACGGCTAATACCTTTAACAATGTTGAAATATACATTCCAAATTACGCAGGATCTCTAAATAAATCTTTCTCATCCGATGCCGTCGTAGAAAATAATGCAACCGCGGCCAGAGATACCTTAGTCGCTGGCTTATGGTCGAACACGGCGGCCATAAATCAAATTACTTTGACTTCTGCCTCCGGTAATTTTGTCCAATACTCAACCGCCTACCTATATGGAGTATCAAATGCCTAACCCTACGAGAATAGAAGTAAACTGCACTACTGGCGAGGTCCTAGAGATCGAGCTAACGGATGCTGAGGTAGCAGAGCTTGAGGCTCAAGCTGCGGCAGTAGCTCAGGCAAAAGCCGAGGAGGAGCTAGTAGCAGCTCAGCGAGCAGTAGATAAGCGAGAGCTATTAGAGCGTTTGGGCATTACCGAGGACGAAGCTAAGCTCCTGCTCTCATAATGCTAAAAAGTTATAACGGCTACCCGGCCTCTAAAGATCCCGACGAGATTAAAATTAAGGCTTACCCGGTAAAGGGTACAGACCGTAAACTTAGGTGCGCTGAGAGTGTGGGCCCACTCTTGGCGGCCTTTGCGGCTGAGTTTCACGAGCTCATAGAGCCGATCGACGAGGGCACCTTTGACGACTGGGCCTACGCTTTTCGTATGGTCCGAGGCACTACCGATAAATTATCCTGCCACTCATCCGGTACGGCGATCGACCTCAACGCTACTAAGCACCCTTTAGGTAAGATGGGCACGTTTCCGGCTGAGAAGGTACCGATGATCCGGGCGCTTTCTAAAAAGTACGGCCTAAAATGGGGCGGAGACTTTAAGAGCCGAGCCGATGAGATGCACTGGGAAGTAGAAGTATCACCCGTCAAGGCTAAAGCCTTAATTGAGAGTTTAGGTTTATAGTTAGACAAATCCTTAAGGGCACTAAGGAGTAACACAATGAAAGACCAATTAATCGCTGCCGGTAAGTCCTACCTACGCTCAGCTGCAGCTTGCGTAGGAGCTCTTTATCTATCCGGTATCACTGATCCAAAAGTATTAGCTAATGCGTTTATCGCAGGGCTAATCGGGCCATTACTTAAGGCTATCCAACCGTCGGAGAAGCAATTAGGCGTAGGCGCTAAGTAATGGAAAAGGCTCAGCTCGTAGTTGGTATAGCTTTGGGGAGCTTTACTATTTTGGGGCTAGGAGCTGGGCTTATCCGACACTTTGTAAAGTTTTATCTATCAGAGCTTAAGCCGGACGGTAACGGCGGCCATAACCTACGCGGTCGGATCGATCATATCGAGGCTAAGCAGGAGCGTATGGATGCCAAGATCGACAAGATATACGAATTATTGCTAGAGACACGCCTCGCAAGATAGTTGCCTTTTGTCAGAGTATGGGCTCATACTGATACTACACACGCCGAGAGGGCTACTCGGGTAGTAGCCTAATCGGCCTTAACAAAGGGCGATATATGAACAGTGCAGACTTTTTAATAATCTTTACAGTGACGGTAATTATGGCAGCGTTTATTAAAGCTGCTTATACCCTCGGATACCGACAAGGCCACGGCGAGGGCTACCTAAGAGGCCGCTCAATAGCCCAGGCACTTAAAGAAAAGAACCTAATCTAATGGGGTTCTTAGATAACTACGAGGATGTTAATAGTCGCATCAAGCGTTTTAGAATTGAGTTTCCGTCCGGGCGCTTAGTCGCCTTTATCGAGGATATCAACCTAGACAAGGGTACGATCCTTGTAAGAGCTGAGGCTTATCGTGAGTACGAGGATGCAGTACCGAGCGCGGTCGATTACGCGTACGGCAACGTAGCAACACTCCCTCAAAATATGCGTAAATGGTTTATCGAGGACTGCATAACTAGCGCTTACGGTAGAGTTATCGGCTTGCTTACGCCGAGCGATTTTGGCAGGCCCACAGTACAAGATATGCAAAAGGTAGAGACTGCTCATACTGAGGCTGATCCGT